CGCTGCGACGAGCATCGCGTATCAGGTCAAGAACGTCGCAACGGCAACGGCCAACACCGACGCGGTGACGAAGGCGCAGCTCGACGCGCTACAGGCTCTCGTCAACGATCTGGAGACGGATCTCGGAAACGACTTCGTTCGTCGCGACGGCACGCTGGCGATGACGGCCAACCTGAACATGGGTGGCTTCCAGATCATCAACATGGCCGCCGCGATCAACCCAGCCGATGGCGTGCGAAAGCAGGAGTTCGACGCTTCCGTCAGCACACTCCAAAACGGCTACGTTGCGCGTGACGGATCGCTTGCCATGCAGGGAAACTTGCAGATGGGCGGCAACCAGATCACGGGCCTGCCGACAGTCGGCTATCCGAACATCGCTGGCGACGCTGTTCCCAAGTCGTACGTTGATGCTGGTCTCGCGGCCATCGCTGCCGTCCCGTCGGGCACCGTCGCTCCGTTTGCCGGTGCAGTGATCCCGAACGGCTGGGTGCTCTGCGACGGGCGATCGCTGGTCACGACGCAGTTCTCCGCCCTGTTCGCCGCCATCGGGTACACGTTCGGCGGCTCCGGCTCGACGTTCAACGTCCCTGACCTGCGCGGTCGCACGGTCATCGGCATGGACGACTACGGCGCGCTATCGTCCGCTGGCGCAGCCAACCGCGTTACCAACGCAGCGGCTGATGCGCGCGGTGGCGTGCTGGGTGCAGAAACGCACACGCTGACGACGACCGAACTGCCGTCCCACGCGCACACGTTCAGCGACAAGTTCTTCGCGTCGGGAACGGGTGGCGCGCTTATCGGTGAAGGAACGCCGACCGCAACCGCCAACACCTACGCCTCCGTCGCCAGCACGACGGACGCCACCGGAAGCGGAGCTGCGCACAACAACGTGCAGCCGTCGATGGCGATGTACTTCATCATCAAGAGCTGATCCCGACCATGGCCCTGATCCAAGCGTACGTCGTCGCAGCAGCGCGCTCTGCTCAGGTCACCATCGAGTATCTATATCCGGGTTGGCCTGCGCTGTTTCTCGCGCCTCTAACGGGCGGAGCCACGACCAACCAAAACGACCCGTACCCGCTTCTCGACGAAGTGACGGTGTTGGAGATCCTGTCTGCCGACGCATACGGCGGTGGCCGTGGCCCAGAGAACCGCGTCGCGCGCATGGGCGAACAGCGAACCGACACGCTGCGCGGCTACACCAACACGCTCGTTCGCCTCGCCAACCTGCTGACCGAGAACTTCATCGACCGCGATGGCGTGCAGAACACCGGCACGACCTATATGCGCGGCGACTTGAACATGAACGGGTTCAAGCTGACCGGGATGGCTGCGGCCACCGACTCGGGCGACTTGGTGACGTTCTCGCAGTTCAAGGACGTGCAGTTTGACTACGAAGACCGCCGAGACTTCGCCGACCAAGCGACCCTGAGCCGGTCGAGCGGCGTGGCAATGGGCGGAAACTTGGACATGGGCGTGACGCTGCCGGGTCAGCGCGTCGTCAGCCTCGCAGCTCCGTCCCTGGCTGCGCACATGGTTACCAAGACTTACACCGATACGGCGGTGGCGGCGTTCACGGCTGGCTGGCTGCCGCGAACGGGCACGACCACGATGACCAACTCGGCGGCTGCTTGGGACATGGGGCAGAACGGCATCACCGGGATGGCTGATCCGACCGCCGCCAGCCACGCGGTCAACAAGGGCTACTTTGACACAGCGTCAACGGCCCAGCTCGGAAACGCGGTCCCGATCGGCATGGTGATGCCGCACTTCGGAGCCACGATTCCGACCGGATGGCTGGTCTGCGACGGTCGCGAGGTCAGTCGCGTGACCTACACGCAGCTCTTTGCCTCGATCGGCATCGCGTACGGCCTGCCTTCGAGCGGCACGACGTTCGTGCTGCCCGACTTGCGTGGCCGCGCCATCGTCGGCCTGGACAACATGGGTGGCGTGCTCGCCAACCGCATCAGCGACTCTTGGGCGCGATCCCTGGGCGGTGTGGGCGGCGGCGAAACGCACGCCCTGACGACCGCCCAGATGCCGTCGCACACCCACACGTTCAGCGACAAGTACTTCGCCTACGATAACGGCGGCGCGCTGACCGGGCACAACTCGCACAACTCGCAGTCGATCACGTTCGCAAGCGTCGCATCCACAACGGATTCCGTCGGCAACGGAAACGGCCACAACAACGTGCAGCCGTCGATGGCGATCGTCTGGATCATCCGCGCAGGGTAGTTTGCGGAAGACCGGATTGGTAAGATGTACGAACTCTATCGGAGTCCGCAAATGGCAACTGGCAACCCGCAGGTCAACTGGCACGGCATCACGGGCGAACTCGCGCAGCTTCTGCGCGACGAGCTGTCCAAGGTAGTCTCCGGCGCGAAGGCCGATCTTGACGCCTTCACCGCGCAGATCACCGAGGACATGGTTCGCGCCCTCCGCGAAGGCAAGCCGGGCATGACCCAGGAGCTGCGCGGTCAGGCTCTCGCTCTTGTCGAGATCCATCGCTTGCGCGTCGCCAACTCGGCTGACGACATCATCGAACGAGTCCTCGGGATCGCGATGCGCGTCGCGTCGTTGTCGCTGGGGAATGTGACCGGCTGGCTCGGCTGACTGCCCGCCAGCACAAGCCAGGAGGCTTTCATGGATTCGGCGATCATCAAGGGTCCGATCATGGAGATGCTGAAGAGCAAGAAGTTCATCGCTCTGCTCATCGGCGTCGTCATCACCATCGCGGCCAAGTTTGGATTCACGTTCGGCGTGGACGTGCAAGAGAAGCTGGTCGATCTCATCATGGTCTACATCGGTGCGCAGGGCGTCGCTGACGCCGGAAAGGGCTTCGCTGCCGCCAGCGCGTCGGTCAAGGCTGCTGCCTCTGCTGCCCCTGCTACCCCTGCTACCCCTGCTCAACCGTGAAGATCCGCAACGTCATCACCGCGTTCGCTCTGGCTGCCGCTCTCCCGTTGACTGCGTGTCAATCGGGGATGGTCAAGGCCGCCAACATCGAAGACCTCGTTGAGCGCATGGCTCTCCGCCAGGAGGCCATCCTCACGGGTCAGCTCGATCCTGCCACCATCAGCGAGGAGGACAAGAAGACCTTCCGCCGCAGCGGCCACCTGCTGCGCGTCGTGGTCGCCACCGCGCTGAAGAAGGAGCCTCCGGCCATCCCGGCTGACTTGGCTCCGCCTGTTACGACCCCTCCGGGTCAGTAGCCGAACACCTGCCGGGCGGACCCGGCAGGTGCCGTCGCCCGCTGGTGTTCGTTTCGGTGTTCGTCGCCCATGTCTGAGCAGCCTCCCAAGCGCATCAACTCGTTGCTCAACGAGAAGACTCTCGTTCCGCTTGGCTTCGTCGTCACGTTGCTCGGCGCGACAATCGCGTTGACCAACACGGCTGCCGACATCGACAAGAAGTTCACGCAGCAGCAGTATCAGGACAGCCAGATCCTCGAAAAGCTGGCGAGCCAGTCCGAGAAGATGCAGACCATGATCTCGCGCGCAGAGTTCGTCGCGCGAGAAGCCGAATGGCGGTCATGGGTCAACTTGCTGCGCGCGCAACTACCCCAAGAGATGCGTCTCGCCGTGCCGGAGGCACCCGGAAAATGATCGACGTGATGGTTGTCCTGCAAGCCTGCGCCGCTGGGCTGATCGTTCGCCGCGCCATGCACGAACCCCATAAGTGGGATCGCGCCGGATTTGTGATGTTGGCTTGCTCGGCCGCGTTGATGACCGTTCGCAGAGTCACCATCGCGCTCGATCGGTTCATCCTGCCAGAAGGTGCCATCCTCCCGTACACGATCGCCTGGACGATGATGGCGGCTGCGACCTGCTTCACGGTCGAGCTGATGCACCGCATCCACATCACGGGGAGTCTTCGGCAAGCCACGCGCTGGACCAAGTATGCCGGTCCGTTTGCCGTCATGCTGCTGATGTCCGCCACCGACTTCGTGCCGGTGCAGCGTTGGAACGGTCAGCCTGTTCGCGTCGTCACGCCTGATGAGGCCGTCTCGAACATCATTCGCGGCCAGGACGTGGCTGAGGCGTGCGAAATCGTTCAGGGTAACTGCGCGAAGGGGATCGACGCTCTACGCATCTTGGCCTCCGGCGACGGCCCAGATGCCGAAATCGCGAGAGAGAAACTGGCTGTCCTAGCCGCCCGGTTCGACGCCATCCAGCGGTCACGGTGATCGCGGCTGGCAGCCGAGTTCGTTCACGAGTAGACTTCCCCAACGACTTCAGCCCCAGGAAACCACCATGGCTCTTACGCACGCGACCACCATCCGAAACGGCCTCGCTGACTACACTGTCGATGCGATCGACGCTGGCACCACCGACGCCACGGGCGACGTGATCGTCCAGACCGCTGCCGACGCGATCCTCTGCACCATCAACCTCGCCAACGCTGCGTTCGGCGCGGCGTCGTCCGGCACCGCGACAGCGGCCGGTCTGCCGAAGGAAGGCACGGCTGGAGCCACTGGCACGGCGGCCAAGTTCCGCGTCCGCAACCGCGACAACACCGAAATCTTCCAGGGCACGGTGACCACCACGGGCGGCGGCGGCGACATGGAGCTGTCGAGCACGTCGATCAGCACGAACGACGTGATCCGCATCAACACGTTCACCTACACCGCGTCGGCGTGAAGTAGTCCAAAGCCATCTCTGATGGAGGTGACCCGTGGCCCTTCAGGGCATTTCTAGCCTCAGCGCGCTCATCAACAGGTTGAGCGGCGGAAACTCCGGGTCGCCTGACAACGCCTTCGCGTGGAAGGTCGATCTCAACACAGGCGCGACGATCGACGGAACGACGGTCCTGGCGGACGCACAGATCGTCGGTCGCTGGAGTTCACTCTGGCGATACGACGGCTGGCCGTCTGCGGGTGCGGTCCCGACGACCACCATCACGAAGCCTGACGGCACGACGACGGGAGCCATCCGTCAACGCATCCCTAGCGCAAGCGAGGCGATGTACATGACGGGCGCGTGCGCGCACATGGTGCAGACTGGAACGCTGCTCGTCTACGACCGTCTGTGGTCAGTCGGCGGATTGAATGCGACGAGCACCGGAACGAACACGTTCGCGACCGACAACCCGTCTCGACGAAACAGCACCACCTATGGTGCGCGTGGAAAGAACTCCGCGTACGGCAACACGATGTTCGTCGAAATCTACGATCAGATCGGCACGACCTTGCGCGAGTTGACGGTCACCTATCTGTACGACGGCACGAACAGCACGACGAGTCCGGCAGTGGTTCTTGGCGGAACGAATGCGCGTGAACGAGGTCGCGTCATTCCCATTCCAGTCAACCCAGACTTTCCGCACCCCGTGCAGCCGAAGACGGCAACCTTGAACTCGTCCACCGGAACGGCAGGAAACTATGGCATCACGTTGGCGCGGCCTCTGGTCGCCATTCCGTGCGCCGTCGCCAACGTCCCGGTGCTGATCGACCTGATCGCGACAGACCCAGGTTTGATCTACTGCGGCGGCAGTCCGTGCTTGAACTTCATGTGGTTGGCGAACAGCGTGACCAACCCGATCCCGATGATGTTCAACATCCAAACCGTTCTCGGTGCGGACACCTGAGCCATGGCGATCAACAACATCTCAGACTTGGTGCGGTTCTCGACGCTGGGCGACGGAACGTCCCCGCAGGGATACAGCGGTCGTCACTTCTTCTGGACTGATGTCTCTGCGCGTCTTCGGGGTCTAACGACCACCGCGCCGACGCCCGTTGCGAACAAGTGGACTTCGCTGCGGCAGTTCAGTGGCACCTACCCAGGGCACGGTGACGTTCCAGTACCTGCTCCTGTGGAGTGTTCCAGCTCTACCCAAGGATCTTGGCCGATTCCGTCGGCCACAGGCAACGCTTACTGGCTCGTCAGCGCAGGCGGGTGTGCGACGCAAACTGGAGAGTTTCTGATCTACGACCGAATCGCGCACTACGGCGAACTGAACGCGACAGCCACCGGCCGACAAGAGATCGCTCTCGACTTGTCTGCGATGCGTGAGATCCCTGGTGATTCCAACAAGGAAACGCTTGAAATATGGATCGAAATCTACACGGCCATCGGCTCGACGCCCCGGACTCTGACGATCTTCTGCACCGACATTTTCGACGCCACGTTTACAACGACCGTGACGATCGGAGGACCGGGCAACTCTGAAGCGACACGAATGCTCGCGTGCAACTTCAAGCGAGAAGCAGTCACTGGGTTGAAGACGATCGCCGAGATCGAACTATCCGCCTCCACAGGAACCGCTGGACAGTTTGCCTTGGTGGTCTTGCGCCCGCTCGCGCGAATCCCTGTTCAAGCCAACATCTGGAACTACGTCTCGTTCATTCGCGGACTCGATCCACAAAAGCAGATCGGTACGGACGCGAGTCTCTGTTGGGCCTTCGAGGCCACGAGCGCGACCGCAGCTAACTATCAAGGGTTCATGCACATCGTCGAGGAGATGCCCTGAGATGGCCGCGTTCACCGATCTAGCCGACTACAAAGCGCGTCTCAAAAACCCGACGGAGCTAGACTGCGACGCGCGCGCCAGCCTCACGACGCTGGCAGGTCGAATGTTCAGCTTGTGGGGTGCTGGCGGCAACGAGACCGGAACAGGTGTGGCTCCAACGACGGCAGTTGTCCCCAGCCGCACGCTTGCGGGTTCCGCAGGCCAAGGAAACCCTGCCAGCGGAAAAGAGCTGTTCATGCCGCGCTTGGACATGAGCCGCGTGAACGGCGGAATGCTCGTACTGTGCGATCGTCTTTCGCACCAAGGCGGCCTGAACGCAACAACGACCGGACCGCAGACGACGAACTTGCCGACGGCTGCGCTCACGCGCTACACCGACGGCGTTGGTGTGCAAGTTGGTCTCGAAATCTACACGCAGATCGGATCAACCGCCTCGTCTGCGACGATCTCGTACACCAACCAAGACGGAACAAGTGGTCGAACCTCGACTGCCACCACGTTCGGCGCAACCTCTTGGCGCACTGGCGGACGGTTCGTTCAGATCCCGCTCGCAGCAGGCGACTACGGCGTTCGCGCAGTTGCGAGTGTCACGTTGTCGATCACTACTGGCACCGCAGGCAACTTCGGCGTCACGCTGTACAAGCCGTTGGCCTCGTTCGCGACGCCCTACTATCCGAGTCAAAACTACATCTACGACGCGATTCTGAATCAGGGTGGACAGCTCCCCAAGATCCTGACAGATGCTTGCTTGTTCTGGCTCTATATGCCGTTCACCACTGCGTCAGGCATCCACACGTCCGAGATGATCTTCACGGACAGGTAGCCGACCTTCCGTGGCACTTCACCCGCAGCATCAAAGTTTCGGAACTCACTTCGACGGCGCGTCGATTGAGTTAGGCGCGCTTCCGTACGAAGCGAAGGTCATCGCTGCGTCAAGTGCCAAGCAAGCGCAACGAGCCACAGGTGCTGTCTCTGCCGCGCGCGTTCGCTCCGCGTCGGTAGCAGCCGCAGCCGCCACTGCAACGGCGTCTGTAGCCGTGACCGTCCTGATCTCGCCGACCACCTTGGTGACGGCGACGGTAACGGCGAACGCGGGAGCCGCCGACGCCGACCTGACAGCAGACGTGGTTCATGCGGCGGCCGTTTCGGCCGTATCCGGGGCCGCAGATGCCGCACTGACCGCAGACGTTTCGCACGAAGCTGCGGTTGCAGCGAATGCCGGAGCCGCAGACGCAAGCCTGACCGCAGACCGTCTGCTACCAGCAACCGTCGTAGCTGTCAGTGTCTCTGCGATTGCGACTTCCACGGCCGACTTGCTGCACGGGGCTGCCGTTTCCGCCAACGCGGGCGCAACTGACGCAACCGTTGCCGCGACTCGAATCGTTCCTGCGGACATCGCGGCCGCGAGCGCGACGGCGACGGTCAGCACGAGCGTCAGCCACATCGTTCCGGCAGACGTTGACGCAACGGCGTCGGCAGCAGATGCAGCTCTGACTGCGGAACGAGTTGTCGTCGCTTCGGCAGCGGTCACCGCCTCGACCGCTACGGCTGACCTCGACGCAACGCGATACGTCGTTTCGGATACGGACGCCGACGCCGAACCGGCAACGACTAACATCCACCTCGTCCTCGGAGACGAGACGGTCGTCAACTGCGTTTCTAGTACCGCGACGACGGACTGCGACGCCAACTACGTCTTCGTTGCCGACGTTGACGCGGACGCTTCAACCGCCACCTCGTCGATTGCGGCGGCTCGCGTCCTCGAAGTATCGCTTGCCGTGTCGGCCTCGACCGCACAAGCAAGTGTCACCGCTGCACGAGTTCTGTCGGTCTCGTTGACGCTGAGTCAGGGCGCAGCGACCGTCGCGCTCGACACCGACGTTGTTCGTGAAGCATCGGCTGCGGTCACCGCCGGAACAGCGACGGTTGACGCCACGTTGGATCGGTTGATCTCGGCGGCCGTCAACGCTCTGAGCGATGCGGCCACGACCGACATCCACATCACGGAGATTCGAGGCGCGAGTATCGCCGCTTCGGCTTCGGCTGCTGATGCTGCGTTGGTCGCGGATCGTGTCGTAGTTGACGACATCGCCGCCGTCGCGGCGAATGCAACGACCAACATCCACCTTGTCCTGGGAGACGAGGTTGTCGTTACCTGCGTCGCTTCGACTGCGACCGCCGACGCAGACAGCACCCGAATCAGCGTCGCAGACGTTGCCGCGCAAGCAGCAACGGCAACCGCGTCGATCACGTCGGTCTTCGCGCGTGAAGCCGACGCAACCGTTTCCGCAGGCAACGCGCACACCGCTTCGGGTGTCAGCCGGATCGTCCCTGCCGCGATCTCGGCAAACGCGGATGCAGCTTCGGCCGATCTGACCGCCGACCGTCTGCTCGGAGCTGCCGTCTCCGCGAACGCAGGAACCGCACAAGCAGCGGCGACGGCTGATCGGGTCGTGGTCTGCGACACCAGCGCAGACGCTGAAAACGCGCACGTCTTCATCGCCACCGACGCCGCTGTCGATGCTCACATCGAGGCCGACGCCAGCACAGCGACGGTCGCGGTTGACGTAGACAAGGTGTACGACACCTCGTTGTCGCTGACGGCAGCGACGGCACAAGCCGACCTCACCGCAGACCGGATTCTTGCTGCGGCGGTTGGCGCGAACGCCGGGCCGGTCGTTTGCGCGCTCGGTTCGACACGAATCTCCACGAGTTCGTGTTCGGCTGTCGCGTCCGACGCTGACGCAGCCATCAGCGCGGTTCGCTACGTCACGGCAGAAGTTGCTGCAACAGCAGATGCCGCCACCGCCGACCTGACGGCAGACCGCGTGCTGGATGCGGCAGCGTCACTCGTCGCACAAACGGCCACGGCGGCACTCGACCTCGCGCGCGTGCGCGAAGCCGACCTTGCTGCGGATGCATCCGTCGCGTCCGTGGACCTGCAAGCATCTTTCGTGCGCGACACGGCCGTGGCTGCTGTCGCCAGCGATGCAGAAGCTGCGCTCGAACTTGAACGCAAGATCGACGCGGACGTGTCGTCCACCATCGGCGACATCACCGTCGTTCTGCAAGGCGATCGCGTCCTGCCCGCTGATGTTTCAGCCGACGCATCGAACTCGATCGCCGCGTTGGGGGCTGATCGTGTTGTCATCTCCGACATCGCAGCGACGGCTTCGACAGCCATCGCATATATCGCGTCGGACGAATCGACCGCCGTCACGATTCAGGCTGTCGCAAGCACGGCAACTACGGCTCTCGCCGTTGACCTGCTTCGCGTCGCGGAAACGGATGCGACGTGTGACCCGGCGGACGCGGCGATCACCGCTGACCGCGTGTTGCCCGCAGACGCGCAGGTGTCCGCCGACATCGCGGACGCTGCGGTCACGGCGGATCGCGCAGTCACGGCAGACCTGACGGCCACCGCGCCCACGGCTGAAGCCGACCTCACCGCTGATCGCGTGTCAGTTGCGGACGTTGCGGCGGACGCTGACCCGTCTGACGTTGACCTGTCCCTGAGTCGCGTTCGCGATGCTGACCTCACCGCAAACGCTGCGAACGCCGACGCGGATGCCACCGCTGATCGGATCGTTGTCGTCTTGTCGGCTGCCGTCGCTGCGAACGCTGCGACTGCGACCATCGAAGCGTCCCTGGGCGAACTCCGAACGGCAGACATCGCTGCTTCGGCTGGGGCTACCGACGCGACGCTGGACGCGACTACAGTCCGCACCGCCGACGCTGCGCTGCTTTCCGCGACGGCGACGGCTGCCCTCGACCTCGCGCAAGTTCGCGATGCTCAAGTCGCCGCGAACGCCGCGACGGCCGAAACTGACCTGTCGTCTGATCGAGTTGTTGTCGCGGATGTTGCTGCGACGGCATCAACTGCGACGACGGCCATCTCTGCGACCGGCGTGCAGCAGGTGTCCGCCGACATCGCGGCCGTTGCAGTCGCGGCTGATGCATCTCTCGACGTTACGGCTGTTCGCGTCGCGGACTCGACCTCGGTCGCGGCCACCACGACGGTTGCCCTCGGCGTCAACCACGCAGTTGTTGCAACCAGTTACTCGGCAACAGCAACAACTGCGACCGTAGTTTCGTCGGGCACCGCCCCGATCCGTGATGCCGACCTGACGGCGGTCGCCAGTTCGGCATCGCTGACGACGAGTCTGGACCTGCTGCATCCGGCGTCCTCCGCCGCGACGGCCAGCACGGCACTCGGCCAGATCACGGCCTCGTCTACGGTCGCATCGGACATCGCGGCCGTTGCCCCGACCGCCATCGCCGATGTGGGCGCAGATCGGGTCGTACCGGCCTCGGCACAGCCCCTGGCCGCCCCGGCCAGCGTCGATCTGGCTGCCTCCTTCGTCCTGGCTGCCTCGGCCACGCCGACGGCCTCCACGGCCCTGGCAGCCTTGTCCGGCGACATCGTGGACGCGACCGGGCAGGTGGTCGCAAACGCCGGGCAGGCCATCGGTCAGGCCGGGGCAGTCCGAGTCATCGGAGCCGAACTGGATGCCATCGCCCAGGCCGCCAGCGCAAGCCTGACCCTGGCGGTCGTCCGTGAGGCGTCGAGCCAGCCCACCGCCCAGACGGCTACTACGACCGGGGGCGTCTCGCAGGTTCGAGACGCAGAAACGGCTGCGGTCGCCTCGAACGCGACGACGGTCGCGGATCTCCGCGCGATCCGTGCCGCCCAGCTCGTTGCCTTGTCGGGGACCGCGCAGGCCAGCCTCACGGCAGACGACCTGCGGACCATCCTCCTGGCGGCGCAGGCAGCGCAGGCCATCGCGGCAGCCAGCGGCGACGTTTCGCGTTCGGCCGCGATCACCGCCCAGGCCCAGCCCGCAACCGTCGATCTCGAACTGGCGGTCCAGTTCCAGCTCGACCTCGCGTTCCAGGCCCAAACCGCAACGGCGGACCTGACCGGCGTGCGTTTGGTCAACGCCGGGATCACCGCGATCGCCTCACGGGCGTTCGTCGTGCTCATCGACTACGAGCGCGTGACCTCGTTGAGCAAGCAGGTGCTCGTGCCGTCGTACCGTCGCACCGCCGAAGTTTCGCAGTTCGCGGCCCAGGGGTTCGTGCCGGGCGTCATGGTCGTCAACGCTGTGTCACCGCTGCCCCGTCAAGTTCTCGTCCCCGTGCAGGGGTAGTGGTATCCTGGCCGCTCCATGAGCAACCACCGCTTCGAGACGTACGAGGGCAACGCGGTTGCTCTGTCGTTTGCTCTGCGCCGCGAGGGCATCAAAGGCGGCTGGAACGTCGCCAGCGCGACGCAGATCGCGCTTGAGGTCACGCGGCCGGACGGCAGCAGCATGGCTCCGATCCTCGCGCAGTCGGCACACGCCGATGCGAACTGGACGGAGGGTGTGGTCGTCGTAGTCATCACGGGATCAAACGTGACCGCGAGTATCGGGACGTACCGATACTCGCTCACCGTCACGATCTCCGGTCAGATCATCACGGCCACGACCGGGACCATCGAGGTGCAGGACCGTCCGGGCTTCCCGGTGCCGTAGTAGAAAACGCCCCGCCGAGGAACCGCTCGGTCCCCGGCGGGACTGCCCGTGGACTGCACACGACCGTACGGGCGTCCGGCCGCACATCCCTCACTCGGTCTCACGGCCCGCCTCGCTGACGGGCCGCTAAGGAGAGTATCGCGACTTTCTGCGGATGCACCGAAGTTGCGCAAAATAGGGCACTTATGCCGCTTGGTCCTCCCGTTGGCACCGAATCTTGCGCATCACGCGAAAGTTTCTGCTATAGTCCGGGCACTATCTGTCCGATAGACTTCCCCAAGGAGATCACCATGGCAGCCACCGCCGTCACCATCACCATCAGCGAACTCGACGACTTCCTCCAGGCCAGCAAGGGCTGG